TCTCGATTTGCTGCACGCGAGATTTCGTGACGCCTATCCTCTCGGCCAGTTCCTCCTGTGTTGCATCACCGAAGAAGCGTTCGCGGATCACGCATGCCTCTTTCGGGGTCAGCGAATCAATGGCGTCCTGCAGGATGCGACCGACCTGCGCGTGGCTGGCCAGTCGCAGCGGATCGGCACGGGCTGTGCCGCAGGCCAGCGCCTGTACGCTGTCCGCATCCAGGTCAATACTGGAACAGTTCTTCGTCAGGGGTTGAAGCTGGGCGTCTGACCACAGCTCCGAGGGTGATGCGTTCAGGAAATCACACAAGGCCCACGCGCATTCCCGCAACAAGCCATCCGGCGTCAAGGGCGAACGCGTCAGGTTGAGGTATGGCAGCAGCTCTCGGGCGTAGTTGATGCCCGCCGCTTTTGCGAACTGCGCGCCAGGCCGATGCCCCGCCTGCTCGATGGTTCGCAGCAGGCGGGCGTTGCGCACGGAAATGTGGACACGGTAGTCAGTCATGCGGGCCTCCCTGTTCTGCCGCCCAAGTGGTGAGCTCCGACATCCGGAAGCGCACCATCTGGCCGACCCGGTAGTACGGAATGCGCTTCGAGACACGGCACCGAGGCTTGGTGAAGTAGTACAGCGGAAGATTGAGAGCGTGAGCAGCGAAGCGCGCGCCCACCATCGGTTCCGCCAAGAGAGGCTGTGAGTACGAATGTTTCATGGGGTTGTCCTCCAGCAGCGGTCTTGCCACGCGCACATCCGGCACTCGAAGTGAGTCGGGTCATGGAAGGCGCGCGGCAGCTGTTCGCCTGCCTCGGTTGCCGTGATGACCTTCACCGCCCGATCCGACATGCGCTGGGCCAGCGCCGCATCGAAGGGCACGCGCTCGGTGTAGATCTCCATCGTGTCCGCGTTGATCGCGGTGAAGATCGCCGGGTGCTCGTGCAGTTCGAGATAGGCTTGGTAGATCGCCACTTGCGCGGCGTAGATGGGCTTGGAGATGGCAAGACCCTTTTTCTCCAGGTCGCTCCAGGACTTGTTGCCCAAGCATTTGCATTCCCACAGCGCGGGATAGGCGAAGCCTTCGGGGCCTGCGACGATGACGCCGTCAACATGACCCTGCAGACAGCCATCAGCCACCGAGAAGCCGAACTGCTCGCCGTCAGGCTTGCGCGTGCGCAAGTCGAAACCTGCGTCCCGCAGCCACGCCACCATGCAGTCCTCCATGACGTGGCCACGCTCGAAGATGCGCAGCATCCGACCCGGGACGTCACGCCCGTGGTCGATGGGAGCTTTGGCGTACTCGAACTGGAGCGCGCGCTCGCAGGCAACGCCGAGACGCGAGGCCCCGAGGTACTGGCGCTCGGACTGACGGGCGCGGGCCTGTTGCATCCCGGCGTCGACGAGCGCAGTGACTTGAGCGGAAAGGCTCGATGAGGAGTTGAAGTCGATCATGGCTTCTTCCCCTTCGGTTCGTCCCAAGGCAGGTCGTCCTCCAGATCGGCGAACGGATTGGCGGCGTCAGGTGCCAGCGGATCGGGCGTGGGCGGCAAGCCCCGCACGGGCGGGAACTTGCTTTTCTCGTGGTGCGCAACCATCGCGTCGGAGTAGCAGGTGACGATGGCGTCGATCACCTGCAGCGCCTCAGCCTCGGAGTAGTCGCCCAGAGGCTTGGCGAAACCGATTTCGCCAGCAGCCTCGCCGAAGGCCTTGAGGCACTGGCTCATCGCCGCCAGTTCGACATCAGATGGATCGATCATGGCGACCTCCATCTTGTCGATGCGACCATCCTTGGCGCGCTGCCAATTGCCGTAGAGCATGTGGAAGGCGTCCTGACAGCGGCGCGAACAGAACACCCAGTCGGTGACGTAGCGGCGCGGGTCGGCGGTCTTGAAGCGACTGTCCGAATGTCCGTAGCCGCGTGCTTGGCGTTTGCAGACCCAACATTTCACGCGTCCTCCTCAAGGTCATCGAGGAGCAGGCCCAGCTGCAGGGCAGCGCCAGCGAACGCGGCCTCACAGCGGCGCGCGAAGTCGCGGTAGTTCATCGAACTGCGCGCGATGGCCGTCACGGCGTGAATCTGCGACTCCAGATGCGCGAGGCCCTGCTCGGACAGCCACTGGTGGTGCTTTTGCGAAATGCCCTTGCGGTTGCGGATCTCGCCCAGCAAGTCCTCCGGCAGCACCGGGCCGTACACCCAGCGCAGGGTGATTTGGCCGACGACGTGCGGCGGGTTCTGCTCGTGCCCCTGGTACTTCCAGCCGAACAGCCGATAAATGGCGCGGTAGTAGTCCGGGTGGAAGCGGCGCTCCCACGAGGCGCAGGACTGGCGCAGCAGCTTTGAAATCAGCTCCTGCAGCGCATCGGGCGCGCGGTGGTGCTGGTAGCCCGTGGCCTCATCGATCAGCGCGACTTCGCCGGTGGTGGCCAGCGAACGCATGATCGTCAGGCAGTTGCCAACGATGCCCTGGCGGGCGCGGTGCAGCGTGCCTGCGATGGCCGCGTCCACCACGGCGGATGCGACATCGGCAATGATGCCCGCCGGGAAGAACTGCGTTTGCCGTCCTGAAGGCAGCAGAATCGGCCCGGATGATTTTTCCAGTAACGACAAGGAGTTAGGCGCGATTTCGGCAAGAAACCGGGCAAAACGGCCACCCTTGTGTGACTCGTGAAAGCCGAGCAGCTTGGCCAGTTCCTTGCGCACGTAGCCGCGCTCGCCCGTGGTGAGTACGACCGCCTCGCAGTCGAGATCGCCGAAGCGCACGACGCCGTAGTGGCTGGCGGTGAGAATGGATGCGTTCATGGCGGCCTCCCTCATTGCGCCCACGACGGTTTGCCCGTCACGGGTGCGCGTTGTGGAGCCGGTGCCTGATGCACGGGAGCTGCCTGCGCCGGAGCGCCGGAGTTGCCACCGCCCGGACTGCCCTTCGGCGGCACGCCCATCAACTTGGCGTAGTCAGGGTGATCGGGTTCCACCGCGACCTTGACCACGTTGCGGTCCTGGCCCTTGCCGTCCTTCTCGATGTCGACGCGGACGAGGAACTCCAAGCCATCCAGTTCGTGGAAGCCCTGGATGCGGCGCGCGGCGGCGGCCTGCGGGCCGTTGTCCTGCGGGTGGACATTGCGGGCGCTGTTGAGCGCAGCGCGGATGAAGCTGCGCCCCATCTGCCCCCAAGCCGGGCCCTTCTTGGAGTGCAGCCCGACATTGCTCCACATCCGGCGTTTGCTGAACTCGCCTGCAGTGACCGTGAATTCGGCAGAGAGATAAACGGAGCCCGTCTCGAAGGATTCGGTGGCGTAGCCGCCACTCCAGCCCTGGCTGGCGTCGTCGTGGCCACCGGGCTTGATGGTCATGCGCACCGGGACGATTGCTCCCTTGGGGATCAGGTCGAAGCCGGACTGCTGCGGATCGGCATCTTGGAAATCGAAATAGCTGGACGTCATGGCGATTACTCCTTGGATTCGGTGGAATTCGTGGTGGCGGCGCTGGCAGGCACGACGGTGCCCGCGCACTTGGCGATCAGCGCGCCGAGATCAGGGGGTTCGAGCAGGTCGAGACGACCGCTGCGGTCTTTGGCCGGGAAGCCGTAGGGGTTGACGGTGTGCGTGACGAAGGCGCGGTAGGAACTGCCGTCCTCGGCCTTGATCTCGGCCAGCGTCACGACCTCATCGACGATGCCGGGCAGCTCCAGACTGGTCTTGCTGCCTTCGATCTGCGGGACGAAAACCTTTCGGTTGTAGTCATCCAAGCGCTCGTCGAGGATGGCCACGAAGACCACGTTCTTGCCGCGCGCGTGCTGCAGATGGGTCAGCGCACCGATCATTTCCTGGCCAAGCAGGCCATAGGCCGCGCGCAGATCAGGCTTGCCGGAGCGGTCGCTGACGGCACCAGGCTGCGTCTTGCACCACGCGAAGCACTGCCGGGACAGTTGTGTGATCGAGTCCAGAAAAAAGGTCTGGTAGCGATCAAGCTGGGTCGGGTCACCGAATTTCTCGATGACGTGGTCGTAGTGCGCCTGTGAGAACGCGCTCTCCGGCGGCAGCGACTTGTCCGGCCCGGCGAGGAACACGAAGAAGTCCCGGCTCTCCGGCCAGGACGCCGGACGGATGGTGTCGCCCGGCCAGTCGGCCACAGCGAGATCGCCCGCCTCGATGTCGAGGAACAGGGTGGTCTTCGGGTCGAGGTCGTTGAGCCGCGAGGTCTTGCCGATACCGGATTTGCCCAGCATCAGCAGCTTCACACCCTTGCGCTCGGCCATCCGCTCGATAGCGGACACGATGGGGAGCTTTTTCATGCTTCACCCCCATCGAGCGTCAGGGTGATGGTCGGCTTGCCTTCCTCGACCGTGCGCGCGGCGGCGAATTGCTCCTGCAGCGCCTGAGGCCAGTTGGTGTAGCGGGACTCGGACACCGACAGCTTGACCTCGATGTAGTCCTCGACCTTGTCGCCCGATGCCACGATGCGCTCGGCCATCTCCTTGAGGATGGTCTGGTTCCAGCTCACCTTCTTGGGCAGCTCGTACTTGACGTGCAGCGCGCCGTCATTGACGTGGGCGGTGCCGAAGTCGCGGCCGGAGTCACGCAGCGCGGCGCGGGCCTGCTCACCGAAACGCTGCAGCTTGGCGGCGTCTAGCTTGGTGCGCAGTTGCTTGAGGTAGGCGACGGCCTCGTCGACGTTGCGCTCGGCGGTGGTGAAATCGGCAATTGCCAGGGTCACCAGCTGCGCGACGGTCATGCCAGCGAGGTCTGCGGGGTAGATGCTCAGTTCTTTCATGGTCATCTCCCTCACACCGACACGCGTTCGGACGTCGAGGCGTAGACGTGGCGCTTCTCGAAATCGAGCACGCCGTTCTCGCCATCGAGGGGGTAGGCCACCTTCTTCGAGAACTTGTTGAAGACCGGGCCCCGGCCCATGCCGCGCCAGCGCGTGAGCGTCTTGGGGGACATGCCCCAGCGCTGGGCCAGCTCGACTTCGCTCAGGAAGCGTCGCTCGGACAGATCGGTGGATTGAGGGGTGGGCGTCGAAGTGAAGCTGACGCCGGAAATGCGGCTCGGTGCGCCACCGAAGCCAGGGGACAGTGCCATTGAATAGGCCATTGCCATGCTCCTTTCCCGTTCAGGGATGGAAGCGTGAGCGGTGGCCAGTCCAGTACCAGCCGTTGATGCCGTTTCACGCCTTCATCGGGGAAGGCGCTACATCCGGCGTAGCAACAGCTACTTTTGGCGTAGCGGAAACTTTTTTTTCGTGATCCCTCGCTACCCGAGTGACGCGATCAACCGGCGTTGCTCATTCCAGTCCAAGGGCACCTTGGCCCGCAGGATGGCCTCCAGCGACACCGCCCGGGGCAGCCGTCCTTCGTAGGTGGCCTGCACGATGTCCGGGGCGAGAAGCGCCAGCCGCAGCAAATCACTGATCGTGGAGCGGTGGATGCCCTCGCGCTCGGCGATCTCGGTGGCGTTGGCCACCACGCCGCTATCGATCAGCTGCTGCCAATAGACGCCGCGCCCCATCGCCCTGAGCAGCGGCTGATCCTGCTCGGGGGTCAGCACCGGCGTTTCGGTGACGGCAATCGGCTGGCTGACGCCTTCCGGGGCGACGATCACCTTCTTGATGCCGCGCTTCTTGAAATGAAACGGCACGAAGGTGGTGATCCGCATGCCACCGCCCTCCAACGGGTGGTGGCGCTCGTGGGGCTTGCTATCGCCGACCAGCGTCTTGGAGGAGCGGTTCACGACGCCGCCTCCATTTCCAGCATCTCGCCGCCGATGCTGTCCGGCTGCAGTTCACCGGCGAGTTCGCGCCATCCAGACTCCCGCCAGACGATGTCGACGCCGTCCGAGAGGAGCTGGACGCGCTCGATCAGCAGGTTGACCAGCCGAACCTGCTCGGCGGGGAACAGTTGCCGCCACACATCCCCGAGGCGGCGCATGGCCAGCACGGTGGTCGGCTCATCGACTTCCGGGTATTGGCGGCGGACGGTGTTCCAGACCCCCTGAATGCTCTCGGGCGACTGGAGCGCGCCGACCAGCAGGTTCACCACCACTTGTTCGATCTGGTCGGCGGGAATCATCCCG